CAAACTTATGTCCTTCCCAGCTTTCAGGATATTCTCCTAATAAATGCATAGCGACTTCACAAGCACCGCAATAAGTTTTACCGACCTTATTTGCGGCCATGAGCAGTCTTTGACGAGCAAACTTGCCTGTCATGTCTCTGGCATTATGGAAATCTTTTTGGTAGCCGTAGGGTTCGTAAAAAAAGATTCGGTTTGTTGATCTTTGATTTTCTATCTTTGATAGAATGTCTACTGTCTTTTCTAGGGTCATAGGAGTTTGATATGGTCGTTAATTCCTAGTTTCCCACCAGTAAGATTCTTTGTTGGAGAAGATCCACCTTTGGTTGGTCCACCTCCAGTTCTAATATTTGCATCTTGCATAGCCTTTGACATCTTTTCCCAGATTGCAGTCCAAGAAGACTTAGAATGCTTGACTCCAGTTTGTTTTTCTAGCTTTTTCCTAGTTGCATCCTCTCCCTCTGTCATTGCGGTACGCATGAGTTCTCTTTCATACTTTGCTTCCGCTACTCCAGATGGGTTAGTCAAGTCTGCCTTTTTTAACATTTGACCTTGCTTAGAAGGTGCTGAAGAAGGAGTTTGGGTTGTACTAGGGTATTGTTGTTCTGGAGCTTTGACTAAATTCTTGGGGGCCTTTGAGGGGTCTAGACCTGCGGTTTTGGTGGTAGTTGCTTCTCTTTGTATTTGTTGCGCTCTTAGGTCACGGACACGTTGCATATCCGTAGTATCGATATTCTTAGCAGGTACAGTACCTTTTTTAAGGTCTACTCTGGTTGCTGGTCCTTTGTATCCTGTATTTCGTTCTGCGATTCCTCGCATCCTTTTAATTTCAGGATCATTTTGGACTTCTGGAGGTTCTTTTTTAAGTTCTTCTAACCAGACACGGAATTGTTCGTTGCCTCTTGCACGATTGACTTGTCCTGCTTTGGTACTGACAAAGTTATCAGAAGCGACTTGCCATGCATTTTTAAACTGTTGTGTGCGATTTCCGGGTTTCTTGGCAAATCCTTCCCTTAATTCGCCATATACAGATTTTGCAAAGGTAAAAGCTTCTGCGTAGGTACGGAACATACCTTGCCTAGATAGACGTACAGCAAGCTGTTGCGCCTTGATCTGGTGGGTCTTGATTTTAGCCATCAGTTGATATGCTGGCTGGATTCCTCTTCTTTACCTGCTAAAGTTGCGATTTTTGCGAATTCTTCCTTTCCTTCCTTAACTTTTCCAAGAAGAAGGTCTGCTTTATCCTTTCCTACCAGCATTTGAAGTTCTGCTTCCAGTTCAGGGATGGATTTAGCATCTTCTTCAATAACCATGGTGTCTTTGGGCTTAAATCCTCCACGATCCATAATATCTTTAGAGGCTTGTAGACGAACAGTATCGGAATCAGAAGAATTCATCAATTCGATGAGTGTTCCAAAAGCTACTGGAGCTTTGTCAACGAACTTTTCCTGCATACGCTTAGAAATCTCCTTGGATAAGTCTCTTTTTAGCTTCCAAGCCTGATTTACGATGGTATGAGAGTTCTTATAGCCTGCGCTTATAGCAGATTGTACTGCATCTCCCGTTTCACAGTAGTTTTCTATGAATTTTAACTGTTTTTCCGTAATCATTTGCTTTTCATCCACTTAAGAAAGCGTTTTTTGTAGTAGGAAAACTTTTCTCCTAACGGCATAAAGCTCAATTGCGAAGAAGTTGGGTTTTCTTTGCGCTGTTTCATGCGCTTAGAGTGCATTTCATAGTCTTTTCTAGGATGAGACTTAACTTTTCCGCTACTTCCGTAAGCTATTTTACTCATTACGCCCTCGTATACATCTTGCCTACAACAAAATCACGCTGAACGCCCTTTTTAGCATCCCTTCTTTTCTGAAAAATCTCTTTCAACACCTTATTACGCATGTTGAAGATATATTTCTCGACTCCGGGCTTCTCTAAATCCTTTATCGGCTTGTATTCTTTTTTCTGAACAGGTTTGTATTGAGTCCTGTCAGGTTGAGACGTTTTATAATTAATGGTTTTTCTGGCTGTACTCAAAGCAACCTTCATCTTTTGCGGAATTACGTTTTTAGGCTGTCTTTTCTTGTTTAAGACCTTATCTACAATCTTTGTCGTTGGTAGCCCTATATGCGATGGCATAAATGGAACTTTACCAGACTTGATAGCATGATAAGCCGTATCAGTAAGACTCTTAACTGGGGTCTTCTTACGGACACCTGTTATAAACGTAGCTGTTTTGCTCTGTTCTGACATTAGTAAGTTTTGCTAGAGGTTCCAGGGGTTCCTTTCATAAGTCTACGCTTCATCTCTTTAAATATATAACTCATTCCACCTGCTTTGCCACCAGAAAGAAGTTTTTGCTTTCCTTGCGTTCTGTACGTGACATTGGGCTTTATGCTTTGACGAAACTCTTGCCTGTAATCACGTACTGGCTTATTAGCAAAATCACGGATCTCTTTAATATCTTTCTTAAGCTGATTCATATCAGACCTGTGCTTCGGAGAAAAATGCTTACTCGTTAAATCTCCAGCAGGACTTATCTTAACCTTATCCTGAACCTTACGAGCCTGACTTACAACTCTAGCCCTAGTTCGATCATTCTTTCTTCTTTGTAATGCCTTATTAACTGTATCTGTCATTGCTATCTCCTATTACTACTTAATCTCTCCCAAAATAGTGGGAAGGAAGGTCTACAGGGTAGACCAACGCTACTTTTGT